ATGAAGGGAAAGAGAAATCTATTGGTTATACCTGATTGTCATGCTGCACCTGAGTATGATAACGATAGGTTCACTGCTCTTGGAAATTTTATAGTAGACGAGCAGCCTAATATCATTGTATGCTTGGGAGACTTTGGTGATATGCCAAGCCTCTCATCATATGACAAAGGAACCAAAGGCTTTGAGGGTAGGAGATATAATAAAGATGTAGGTTCTATACTTGATGCGCAAGATAAACTCTTTGCACCTATAAAGAAGTTCAATGATAAGAAAAGAAAGAACAAGGAGAAACAATACAAACCAAAACTACATATGTGCTTAGGCAATCATGAAGACAGGATAGACAGGGCTGTTAATTCAGCACCAGAACTAGACGGAGCCATCTCCATGAAGGACCTGAACTATGAAAAGTATGGATGGAAGATCACCCCATTCAAGGGATGCCTATCCCTGGAGGGAATAAACTTCTCACATTACTTTACATCAGGAGTAGCAGGCAGGCCTATTAGTTCAGCGCATATAGGGCATCAACTAGTTTCTAAACTGCACTGCTCAGCGGTGCAAGGACATTCTCACTTGTATAATCACGCAGAACAAACACGACCAGACGGTCAAAAGATATTCGGTCTAAGTGCTGGGTGCTTTTCTCACCCACACTACTCGGAGAGTTGGTGTAGAGATACTGAATACAACTGGTGGAGGGGGGTTGTTACTTTAAACGGACTAGATGGAGAGGGATATTACGATGACATTCACGCTGTAACTCAGCGCAAACTACTGAGGGATTACACATGAAGCCATGTCCTTTTTGTGGATCAAAACCATCAATAGGAAAGTTCTTACTTGGATGCGCAAAGTGTTCCATGTTCTTTAGCTTTCATCCCAAGGTAGAAGCACAAAAAGAATCCGCCGTTAAGAAGTGGAATAACAGATGTTAAAAGATACTATATACTTAATACTATGGTACGCAAGTTATATATTTTTCTCATCATGTCTTGTTATGTTGTTTATTTGATTTCTTTAAAAGCCCCCCTTTAGTTAGGGGGGTTATTTTTTTAACACATCCAGCCGGTATCACAGTAAAACTAAACCAATCTCCCTTCTCATCCTTTGTTGTTGCTATACGAACCTCTTCATCATCATGATTAATAAGGTATCCGTATGACCAGAACACTGGCATCTTAGTTTCCTCTGACTTTTCCCACCCAGCTGTAGAAATAATATCCAACCACTCTACCTCTACATATTTATAAGACATCCTTTACTTTTCCATAGGCATCTTCAAGTTCTTGTAGCTCTGTCTCAATTCTAAGAGCGTTGGCAGTATACTCAGATACCAACCTATCTCTTTGCTTTTTATTTAAGTTAGGGTTTCTTAAAAACTTCTTAAGTCTTTTAAAAGTTTTTGGAATCTCTAAAGCTTTAAAGTAAATTTTTCTTGCAGCGGTGTCGTCACTAAGTTTAGAAAATCCAACGCCAAACCAAGATAGAATTGCTTCAGGGATAGTATACTTAGGCAATCCATCTTGATCTACATTTCCATCAATATAGCCCATAGCCATACCTGTTTTTATTAATTGCCCACCATTACCTATTACATCCCCAGATTTATTTCTAGGCATAAGCATTGGTGGAACCATATAACTAAGAAGGAATGCTGACATATCCTGGAACTGTTGGAATGGTGGGTCAGCATCATTTGTAATTTCTTGTTTTGTAAATGGATCAACATTAGTTTGCATACCAGTGAACGCGCCTAACCAACCTCCAAAGAACCCGGGAACTCTAGCTGCCTCACCAAACTCTCCTTGATAGAGGTTCTTCATCATGTTAAGGTGCGCCCCCCAAGGGAGGAAGTATCCCATATCAAATACCCTAAGCCTTCCCTCTTGATCTTTCCAAGGAAGTATCATGGAGGTAGCATTCTTTTCCATATAATCAGCCATGAGCTTCTTCATCGCAGGAATGTCATCTTCTTCTATATCATCATTGTTTTCAAGAAGCATCTGACTAACCACGTAAGGCAACGCTACATACTTGGCAACAGCAATAGGATGATTCCTAATGTTACGAATCATCTGTGCTCCAGCCTTCAGGTTAAATGTAATAAAGGGGGAGCCTAGCGGTAGTGATCTAATAACTCTTACACCTTGAGATACATTACTGTAGTCAAGAAGCGCTTCGTTAGCAAGCCGAGCCGCCTCCGCCTCACTCTTTCCGTGGTTCTCCATAAGGTCGATCATCTTCGCAACCTTAAACATTATCTCTGTCTTCTGATAAGTCCTGCCAAATACATCCACATAATCATTAAAGAATATCTTTGACTTAGCCCACATTCCACTCCATCCATCATCCTCTGATTTGAGCTTGTTAAGTTGAGCGTCCATCTTTACAAGTTCTTCAGATGCAAATGTTGTGCTTTCTATTCCGTACTTTCTAGCAAGTTGCGCATACTTTCCATCGCTAACAATATCACTAATAGCTCTGCTAATTAGTCCTGGAATTTTTAAGAAGTTTGTTCCTGATGTATCCATCAAGATGACGTTGGATATAATGTTACGTGCCTGCGTTGGTATATTCATTGGAACCTTTGTATATTTAAATACTTTGGTTCCCTTATAACCAATAGATAAAAGACCATTAAGAACTTCATTATTAGTATAAAGAGAGTCTGTTCCCATTACATCGTTAATGATTTCTTTCCTAACATACAGTCCACGCATAGCCCCATAACGAGGATTGTTTGGCACCATCTTGTATTCTTTGGTATTAACTACAAGTTTTTTGCCAGCAACCTTGTCCACTTCTCGCTGAATTGCATCAGCAGTTTTTTCCATAGTCTTTGCTGATTCAATATTCTTAAGACCCCTTTCTGTTGCTGCATTGTTACGCATAGCAGCAATCTTTTCACCCCAAAACCCGATAGTACCTTCCATGTTTTCATACTTTACAATCTGATTAGGAAGTACCCATCCATTCTTTCCTGTATCAGCAGCAAGGAAAGAAAGATAATTAATAGTAGCCAGGTCAGCCCCCGCCATTGATATATATCTACCCGCCAAGAATGCAGGGTCTTTGATCCTGCCCTCAACAACATCCTTAAGGAAATTTTCATGAGCAGACCTAACCTTGGTATAGTTCATCTTACTAGTCCCTATACCCATAGGAATTATATCTCCTGCTAGATTATTGAAGTATGTTCTAGGTAGATATTCCCCTTTAAGTTGGTCGTACTGTTCTTGAGTAATAAGACCAGCATCAACCAAATCAGCACCAAGCTTTTCAATCTGCTTCTTAGAATTAATAACAACATCCTTTATAGAACGATCTTCAGACATCCTACCCTTTGCTATTGTTCCTCTAAGAATTGTAGGAAGTTTGGCAACAGGAACCTTCCTTGTTGGAAGAGCATCAGGAGATGCATCCCTTGTTTCAAAATACTTTAGTATCTCTTTCTTTTCTCCTGGGTTGGCTTGATATATAACATCAAATATAACTCGACCTTGGTTATGCCACTTACCTATCTCTCCCTTAGTAAGCATACGATGCGTCTCAAGCTCATTGTATCCGGAAAGGGTCATCAAAGGTTCGATAAGTTTCTGTAAAAATTTAGATGTTTGAAGTATTTTTCCTTGGGCATTTCTAGTATTAAATGTCTGCTCTTTAGATACATCGTTAATCTTCTTCATTATTGGTAGGTTTTTGGATGGGCTTTCTGCCGCAATCCTGGCATCCTTTACAGCATTTACACCAGAAGTAAATGTAAATGAACTAGAAGCTTTAAACTGATCTTCAGACAAAAGAATGTAACTTGAGTTACCAGGGTCTTCAGATTTGTTTACATACTGTATTGAATCATAACCTAAAGATTTTAAAGTATCTCTATACTCTGAAGAGAACTTAACAAATCCGTCAGTTTTTCTAGACCAACCATTACTATTGAATGGCTCAAGTTTTTTAGCCCATTCATTGGCAACAGGAAACAATGCTTGGTAATCTTTATCAGAAATGTCGCCATCTCTCATCATTCTGTTTAGTTCATTCATCCATGCCCAAGGACCAGCCCAATCTCCAATGTCATTAGCTCCTGTAAATGGATTAGTTACCTTGATGTATCCTTCTGTAAGTTTTTCTGAATTACCATCGACTCTTCTAAGAGCTGCCTTCATTGTTCCAACGTGAAGCCCCATCTCTGTAAACTCTAATATAGGTGCTGACCAATTTTTTTCTGACCCATGAAAAACTGTATCCTTAACAAATGAATCTTCAATGAATTCATTCCTTGCTTTTGTTTGAGAATCTGCAAGATAGCCAGCAGAAGCTACCCTGACTTCACTCCAAGCAGCTATACCTTCATCAGACTCTGGTTCAGTGTCTGATAAGATATCAAATGAATCCGCAAAGGCTTTATCCACTGAAGTATCAACCATCTTTGCCCTTTGAATTAAAGGAGGCATTCTTTCAATGACTACACCAGCCATAGCATTAAAGATATCATCAACAGTTACGTCAGGTATACTGCCAACATCATAAGCTTTAAATATTCTTGTAAAGAATTTTTTAAATGCATCTTTAACCCTCTTCATAAGAGAGGGTCTTTGCAGGTCTAGCTCTTGCCCCTTGTACTCAAGCATATGAGCAAGAACTTCTTCCCAAAATATATTATCTTGCCCAATAACGTTTATTGGGTTCTTTCCATCCTTTGTTTTAAAAGCATAAGCAGTCCTTTCACCAAAGATATTAGCAGTTACAGGCTTAGCAAAATCTTTGTATAAATTTTTGTAGTTTGTGGCTACTGCATCAAAAGCAGACACAGCATATATGTCTCCCTGCTGATGAAGTCTACGAACCTCTTTTATAATTGCAGAAAATTCATTTGAAGACAGCATGCTTCTGCCAACATGAGCTCCAATCTCATGCCATATAAGCCCTCTTATCGTATCACTTGTAGGATTAGTTTTAAGTATATTCTCAGGAATAAAAGTAACTGAAGCATTATGAACAAAGGCAGATGTATTTTTAAACTCTCGTTTTGATTCCCCAGATTCTTTGGCCGCTTGTTTAGTGCTTAATATCTTAATAAATTCAACATCAAACATTTCATTTGTAGAACGTACGCCAAATATTTTTTTAAGCTCTTGCCTTATAGATGATTCAACCTCATCTTTAGAGAGCAAAACTTCGCCAGATAGAAAACGTTCCTCATTTACTGAATCGGGGTCTATTCGTGACTCTTTATACTCTGTAGATATGGTACCAGTGTCATCATTAACTGTGTCTATATATGGAGAGTTGTCTTCTACTGGTTCTACATCCTTAATTATGTAGGATTTAATTGCGGCTTCAATTTCTTTTCTTGTGCCTTCTTTGTTGTAAACAAATGATGGATCGGCTTTAAGTATATTATCAGCAATCGTTCGTAACTCACTGATTTCAAATCCACCTTGGCTTTTAGTCTTTGATATATCTTTAAGGGCGGTGTTGGTATCCAACATCTCTGTCCAGTATTCTGGAGTTAGTTTAACGGCCCTGTTTTCTGCTGTTCTTTCGGCCCTTTCTTTAGCCTCAGCTTCTTCTTCCGCCCTGATTTCTGCAGCACCATCATCCCACCCCAAGTCTATTAACGCACTGGGATCGTCTGTTTCAGCATACTCCTGCCTTGCTGCTCTGGCTGCAATGCTAGCATCCACTTCGTCATCACTAGAATATTCATCAATAGTTTCTGGATATGTTCTATTAATCTTGTTCCCTAACACGCCATAGTCTGATGCCACGATTCTTTTCGCTTCTTCCTGTACTTCTCCAGCAACATCCGCTGGCTCAACATCTGTAGGAGCAGCCTCTTCTTTGGGCGCTATGTACTTAGCATAAAGAGCATCATACAAATCCTCTTCAGTAGTGGTGTCATCATATGGGATGTTGTTATTCTCAGCTATCTTTTGCTTGTTCTTATCTAGCGAAAGTCTGAATGCAGTGCCAGTTTTTCCCGTGCCAGCCAGCAAAGCTTTTGCCCCTCTTCCCAAACCTTTAAGGAACTCTCCAGTATAAGTTTTTCCTTCTGGTCTTGGCACAAAGGCATTACGAGCTTTCTTTTTCTCCCTCTTAGCTACAAATGCAGACAGCTTATCCGCATAAAGAACAGCGTCTTCCTTGTTAGACTCCCTATTTATAACAACACCTTCGGACTCAACTATAAAACTGTCAGGATTTTCTGGGTCTTCATAGACTATAGCCTCAACTCCTTGAGGATTGGGAACGCTTGACTCATACTTATCAAGCTCAATGCCAGCAGTTGTTACTTCTGGAATAACAGTTTCAGAAGTATCTTCAACACCAACAACAGTATCTTCTACCAGGTCAGCCTGTGTCATGTCTGGAGTAGCAGTAGTAGTATCAACTACTGGTATAGCAGCACCCCCCTCAACATCTTCAACAGCAGGGCCAGTATCGTCAGTCGCTGCTTGAATTGCAGCATCGGCTTGTTGGTCTGCTACTTCCCTAGCTACAGTTGCCTGATCTTTAGCTACAGCAGTCTTTTGATCCTTGCTTTTATCTTCATCAACATCTGTTACTGCTATGTCAGGTGGGGTGGTAGCTTTACCTGTTTCTGCGGCAGTCTCATCAGGCGTAGTCTCAGCCTCCTGAGCAGGCGCTGCGTCCTTAGCCTGTGGGGTGGTAGCGGGTGTAGCTTCCGCGTCTTCAGCGGCAACTGGTGCAGCCTC